ACCTGATCGCCGTCATATCCCTTGGTCCGCTTGATGTAGCCATAATCCTCAAGCATCTTAGATGCCCAAGGCTGTCCATCTTCTCTGGTTCCGCGACGAATTGATCCCTTGGGATTCTCGATGCTTATTGGAATCCCCTGGAATACAATGTGCTTCATCTTGTAGTTGCCAGCTTCCTTTTGGCCATCGGACGGATTGGTATTAACGGCACGATTGCCGTACCGCTTGGCAGTTCTTAATGCTGATTGAAGCTCTGCCATTTAACTACTCGGTAGCAAGGCGATTCTATAAGTGCCGCCTGAGCTTGTGGTAACTAAACCAAACGCCGTAACCAATGAAGATGAATAGCTTATCGCCCCGGCGGTTGGGGTTGCGGTTGATGGATTGGTGAGCGGCGGGAATGCGTTGACGAGGGACAAACGAAGTTCGTTTACGGCTTGTACGCCAGTCTGCAAAATTCCCAAAAGTTGGACAGTGGACAATTTTATCTCCTGCCAGATGTAGCATAACGGAATCTTACTCTACCTAGTCGCCAAAACGATGATGCACCGTTTGCAGATACAGTCATAGATATAAGTCTAGCTCTAATTCTTACAGAGATATAGTTATGCAGAGAGCCTGTGGCATTGCATGTAAATGGACCATAAGTAACCGGAGTATCTGTTGGATATGTTAATGCAGAGAACGATACGCTTACCTGTCCGGTAGATTTGCCATACAAGCTCCAGATAAAGTCAGGTATTATGTAATCAATAAATGCCAATTCATTGCCATCGGCTATGCTAAAGTACCCTGTAGTAAATGTAGATATGATAGATCCTGGGGTGCTAGTTCCTGCATCCATTTGATAGATAGCCCCGGAACTTGTTCCGCTGATTGCCCCGTTTGTACCCCATGAATTTACATCAACCCACGCAGTAGAGGAGAATGTTCCGTAGTCCCATGCTTTTTCTACTACATTATATTTAATATATGAATCATTCTCCGTTGCCGTGTTTGCTGGGAAAAACCAACTTATTTCGTTATATGCACTATTAGGAGCACACACTACTTTATTTTGTTGAGCAGGGTTTAATTGCTGGAACATATAATCCCACACTGTGCATGGGAGAGGCTGTATGCCTCCTTGCGGAGATAATACAAACAACCCAGTGTAGCTTGCCCAATATACCTCACCGCCAAGAATGCCAGCGGCGTGAGATCCAAGAAGTCCACACCCACCGCCAATTCTTGTAAAATTAAATATTATGTCGCCACCGACATATGACATCATCCATGCGTCAACATCAGTCCAAATAACACCGAAGTTGGGGGCCTGCATTCCGCCAACGATTACTGATCCTGTCGGAATGTGAAAGCTGCCAGCCGTCGTAGATCCGGTAACTTCCCAATTTGTATAGTCTCCACTATCGCTCCACCTAACTATAAGGTTATCAGGAGAGCCAGTGCTTTGAGTAGATCTCCAGCAAACAAGAATTTGTAATGGCTGAGATGTAAATATGCCACCATTAAAGAACGGGGCCTGACCAACAACCTGCATCGAATTGAAACCGGCGTGTGGCTGCCATGAATAAACAGGGCCTCCATATGGACATGCCAATAGAATTTCACCCCAGCTATCCTGGGTCCACGCCGACGAATTTGTTATTGCAGAGCCAAGAGTTCCCGTATTGGATGACCAGTTTGTTGTGTAATATACATACTGCGCTGTTCCATTATTCATATACTTAGATGTTGATCCAATTGTTGCTTCCAATCTTATGACGTAAGATGTGGAATCAACAACGCTATCAACATTATATGATCCCTGAATTGTTTTACCGCCAAGAAGAGTTGCCGCTCCAAAGTATTGCTGTAATCCAGGAGCAGCTATTGCGTTATTATTTGGCTGGATCACCGTAATCAGCGGCGTGGCTGCACCAAAGCTTGAACCAACGGCGGTTGACGTAAAGAACGGCAATACACCGCTTCCGGCCACCGTTGTAGTTGCAACGGCGCTCGCACTAATCGTATATGAACCTGTGCTAACCACACTTTGTATTGGGTAGCCATTTGAAAGAAGAAGATTACCGATTGATATTGGCGTATTGAAATAAACAGAATCTTTTAAGTTAAGATTGCTGTTTACATCAACGATAGTAACAATGGAGCTTCCAGAAGATATAGATACATTCGGGGCAACAGATGATGTTCTTACTAATGGCATAATATTGTAAGAACTGATAAATGTTGGCTGAGTTGAAGATTGGGCCAACACGGCTGAAGATGTACATGCGGTTAACCACAATACTTCATTGGAATCCCGCCAAATATGTATATCCCTTGGTACTCCTACGGAGGATATATTTGTTCCTCCGCTGGTTGTTATTCCTATGGCATTTGTTGAGAATGCGTTCGATTGTACCAATCCATCGCGGAACCTTATCCATTGCGATTGGTCAATAGCAGCCTCGTTGAGAGATTGAGTGCGCTCAACATTAACGCCTGGGTGCAATATTACTGATTTCATAGGCATTTGTTATACCCTCGGCGGCGTAGCTATTGGTGACGGCTGCTCGCTTGTCCACGCCTCGCTGGCAAACTTAGAGCGTAGCTGCTCAACAGATGCCGACTTCATAAGGAGTTGATATTGGTTCTCCCAAGACTGACCCATCTTTGGGTCATCCGCCATAGGACCAAAATCTCTCATATATCCAGAAACATACACCATGGCGGCAACCCTAAATAAATCCGGCAAATATCTTGTAAGGAATGTTGATGAATTACTTGCTGACAGCGCTGCCGGTCTTTGTATGCCAATTATTTCGGTAGTATAGGAAGCATCTGGCGCTGGACCCAGAATGATTGTATCCAGTGAACGCATTGCATAATATTCAGGAACGCCAAGAGCGGATGAGTTTGATGGATAAAAGTTATCAATAAACTCTGGCGATGTAGGAACAAGCGGGACGCGAGATCCATTAGACGATGTTGCGCTTGCTGGAATGATGATATTAAAATTATCAACCGTAATGAATGTCCCAGGATTACCGATTACCGTCGAACCAGTAATGGTAAAGTTTCTATCACCGCTAGATACCGTCATGCTGCTGACGGTTGTTTGGGTATAGAGAAGATCTAGGTCACGATAAATTCTCTGCTCAGCGTAGTCGATTGCTCCAGGAAGCATCGTGGCATAATTAGAATCGCTAGTTGAGACAGGCATCAAGTTGGCTATCTCTGTGTAGAAGGTGGTGTAGTTAAGTGCCATGGCTACTGCTCATTTTGGCCCGTATCAGCAACACTAAACTGAACCTGGGAAACCGAAATCTGACTCGCTCCGTCACCTTGGATGACAATCTGGTGGTATTGGTAATTGCCGGTGGTCAGATTGCTGCTCACGCTAGTTAGCTGTTCACCATTTGTTCCTGCGGTGGTGGTGCTATAGAGTGTTGTCCATATCACCCCGTCGTTAGATCCCTGTAACCATACTCCGGTTGTCCCTCCTGATAAAATCGGCAGGTCAAGTGGGGCGTAGAGAGAAAAGGCAGTTACGCTATAGGTTATAGCTGTGGGGATGATCTCAGTAGGTATTCCAGGTGCCACCAAACCGCCGTTCCAGTTCTTGCCGATGTTGTTCTGGTAGCTGGAATTGGAGACTCCCAATGTTGCGCTGCGCCAAGACTGTTTGTTGATGTTGGCATCAAATACTGAGTTGACCCCTGCATTACCGGTGATATTCCCAAAATTGACACCATAGGTGGAAGCATTGGTAACTGGGGAAAGATCGACCGGCTGAAATCCAATACCTGAAATCGGATTATCTGTGGCTGTATAGACTTCAGGTGAAGGGAACTCGATAGGAACCGGGTCTGGGGGCAGCAGGATCGTCCTAAGCTGAATCTGAGGGGTATCGTAGCAAGTCTCACATACCAGGATGCGCTCGTTAATGAGCCGCATGCCACCATACTCGAACTGCCATCGTAGCTGATCGCGGTTGTACATAAACCCGCAACGCTGGCATACCGCTAATGCCCTCGGCCTATCCTGGCTTACGCTGGCCCTTCCGTGCGGACGCATCAGCTTCTCCAGTATCCGCCCAATCCAGGCGTTAACATAAGAGGAACATTCTCAACGTCCTGCGTTGCGGCAATGTTCCACGCTTGTTCTGCGTCGGCCTTCCTTAGTTGTTCAAGATCGGGAGCATAAATTCTGGACAGCCGATGAGCTAAACCGGCGATAATGGCATCTATCCAGCGGTTGGGGATCTCAGGAACGTCGGCCCCAGTTATGATCGAGTCCTGGATTTGCCTGAACCGGTAATAATAGGCCACATACGGCCCATTGCCGTCAGGCGTTAGATAAAACGTAATGGTTGGTGAAATGGTGCGGTCAAACCAGAATTGGCTAGGGAATCCTTGCGTGGTCTTATTGGAGAGGCTCGCATACTCGGTACGGCTGAGCGGATAGAGGATTCTGTCTGTAGTTGGCGATCCATAACGCACGAACACATCAAGAACCATGATGGTTTCAGCCGGGACTGAATATGTCGCTGAACCCTGGATAAGAGGAATGCTTTGTAGATCCACTGTCCAGAGATTAGGACCAAGGTTATTAAGGGCAGAAAATAGAGCATTTAGCTCAAGTATGGCGTCCTGGATGTGCTGGGTAAGAATTTCAGGCCGTCTGACCCTTATCCTCCCAAACGCGGCAGCGATTATCTCTGCGTTCGATGGATTAAAATTGTATGATTTTGAGGTATTTACGGCTGATGGAAAAATGTTAGCCTCCTATTCGCTCAAAACGCATGCCACCACCAATTTTTCTTTTTCCATAACATGTCACACCCCTTACGGGTCTATGATTCTGATCTGGCCGCTGGCCGCTGGCGTAAATGTTAGGCCGGGGGCGGAAACAGACCAATTAGCAAATCCAAGCGCCGCGCCAGTGCTGCTCCAGAGAGCGGTAAAGAAGCTGCCGGATTGGGTCATGGCTATCGAAGATGACGCCGTGCTACCGCCAACAGCCGTGTAGACCACGCTGAGAGTTCCTGACGTTGGTATCGTTAGATTCCTAGAACTATCCAAGAACTCAACCGTAAACTCAGCCGTATTGCCCTGGGTTAGATTAAACGGCATCAGCTATACCTCTCGTATGGATACCAACGCTGAAACAGATGGACCAACTACCGTTCCGGATGAGGCAGATTGGATGCTCGCCTCGATTCCCACATTAGCAGAAACCGTTGGTTTATCAAACTGAAGGCCGACGAGGGCCGATACCGGCACCAACTCTACAATACCAACATTCGCCCCTGCTACCTGATTAAAGATGTGGCCTAGCGCGAAGAAAATATCCCCAGCCTCTGTAGCGTCGAGAATGCCGGTGATGGCACCGCCGGTAAGTACCCTTGGCGGCATCGTTGTCGTTTGCTGAAGGTAGGCTGGCAGTCGAGGACCAAGCGCCAATCGTATTGGCTCAGACCATGGCCTATGCCATTTGTCCTCTCTTACGATTTCAATCGGTCTCAGTATTGCAGCTAGGAATTGCTGCTCAGACGCCAGCAATCCAGGCCGCCGCCTTACAGGTTCTGACCACGGATAATGCCAATCGGCTTCCGTGACCTCTCGCGGGAGCGGGAATGGGTAAAATGCAAAGAATTGTTGGGCACCAGTAATAAGCCCCGGCTTAACTCTTACTGGAACAGACCACGGTTGGTGCCACCTATCCTCTGGGACGACGACTGCGGGAACCCTAACAGGCTCATGGAGAGATGAATAAATAATGTGGTATCGGCTAAAGATCTCGAATCCGAGTAGAGAATCTCTAGACGGATAAGCATTTGGTATCGGTAACGGATTTAAAACTCCGCCGGATGCTATGAGAGCAACGGAGTATTGTGGATTTATCTTAACTCTAACTGGTTCAGACCAACCCTGATGCCATTTATCTTCCGTTACAATTTCAATAGGACGGAGTATTGAAGCAAGGGATTGCTGTTCCGATGCCAGCAATCCAGGTCGCAGCCTTACGGGTTCTGACCAAGGATAGTGCCAATCTGCCTCTGTGGACGCCCTAGGTAGGGGGAATGGATAAAAGGCAAGGAATTGTTGGGCACCAGTAATGAGTCGTGGCCTGCTCCTTACAGGAATAGACCAGCCCTGGTGCCACTTATCTTCAAAGATCTGCTCTATAGAGCGAACAAGAACTGGTTGCTGCTGCTGTGTTGCAGCTAGACCTCGTTTAAGCCGAACAGGCTCTGACCACGGATAGTGCCAGCCTGATTCTAGCGGCGTGTATGGTAACGGATTAAGAACACCGCCAGATGCGATGAGGGCAATCGCCGCCTTCGGATCGCGCTTATGTCTGACGGGTTCAGACCAAGCAAAGTGCCATTTATCTTCTGTTATTGTTTCGGCAGCAAAGAATATCGGTTCGGCCTTAGCCTGATAGATAACCGTATGTTTGCTGAATATCTCAAATGAGATAATGGAATCTGGTGACGCGACGACTCCGCCTGTCGTTGGCAGCGGGAATGGATTCGGTATTCCACCTGAGGAAATCAGGGCGACCGACAGCTTAGGATCTCGAAGTTGCCTTACAGGCTCGGACCAGCGGTAATGCCAGCTTGCCTCAGTAGTTTCCCCTACTCTTGGTATGGGGAATGGATCTAATGCTAGGAACTGCTGAGCGCCTGTTATTAGTCTTGGCTTGAGGCGAACCGGGATAGATAGCGGCTGATGCCACTTGTCCTCAAATACTTGCTCTTGTGAGATTTCTGGTGTGATCGCAGCCTGTTGCAGCGCTGAGCCAAGGCCGCGCTTTAACCTGACCGGATCAGACCACGATGATGGCTCATTCCAACCAAACGAAACAGTTGGTTTGACAGGAGCAAAACTAGCATCCTGGGCACCTGTTATTAACCCTCGTTTTACCCTTACCGGGATTGACCAAGGCTGGTGCCAGTTTGATTCAAGCACCTCAACGGCGGTTACTATTGGAACCGGCGCTTGATACGATGGATAAATAATTCCCCTAGTATCAAAAATGCCAAACGGAATAGGTGAATCTATAGCATCAGTAGCGGTGCCAGGGGATGGCGCTGAAACAACAGGAACAAATGAGCCACCAGAAGATGCCGCAAGGGCAACAAACGACCTGGGGCTTATCTTGTATCTTAGTGGCTCAGACCATCTGTGGTGCCACTTATCTTCCGTTATAGTCTCAATGACTGTTGGGACAGGCCCTTGGTAGGCCGGATAAATAATTGTCCTATTGTCAATAATTTCAAACGAAGTTGGCGAGTCTATTGAATAAGTTGCGTTCCCTGGAGATGGGACAATCGGAACAAATGTTACACCAGATGTGATAAGCGCAATTGCCAAAGCGCCGCTAATGCGGCTTCTTACTGGCTCGGACCACGCTTGGTGCCATTTATCCTCGGTGATTGTTTCGCCGGGGACAAAAGCCGGTTCTGTTTTTCCCTGATATTGGAGAAGTTTATTGAGGGGCATCTTTAATACCCCACAATACCAAACCTAAACTGAGGTTCCTCTAGCGGCCTTAATTGCTGATATAAATATTGGTCCTGAATGGCCTGCATAAAAATAGTAGCAGATACCCAGGCCGCTGATGGACTAATAGCCGTCCACTGATCCGGATCAAGGGCGGATGTTGAATTCCATGTTATCCACGCCATTCCTCCTGACGCATCCAATGTATCATTTCTTGAAATTGACAGCGCATCAAGCCAACTAGATGGGGCGGTTCCGTTAGAGTTAACTTGAGCGCCATATGTAGTTATTGCCGCGCCCTTTGAACTTGTCGGGCTGAAGGATGGGCTATCAGGCGTAGTAGAGAATCCAGTAGTTGTAAGCTGGGATATTGGGGCTGATGCACTTTGATCTATATTATCAAAAGCAAATCCTATCATAAGCGTTGAATCTGAAGAACCGCCAGATCCGTTAAAATTGGCATCATACGATCCGTTGGTTATGTATGTTCCGGTAAAAAAGCCAACCCTTGCGTAACTGCTATTGGTGGTAGTGCCAATTTGTGTATACGCGCCACCGCTAGACGTAGTTACAGTGAGGGATGTAGCCCTGCTTGTTCCCAAAACCGCAACGATAACAGCGGCGGCATTGCTTGTTCCAGCGGTAGCAGACGAAAAAGTTATTGTAATATTGCCGCCGTTGAAGGCAGAATTGCTCTGCGATTGCAGGAATGTAATATCAGGCATAGCAACCTCATATAAGCTAATACCCGATTACAATAGGCATTCTGCGGATGTGACCCATTGGAGAGTTAGTATACCCTATCGTTAAAGGCGCAGGGCCTGAAAGAAAAGGTAGCGGGAAGTTTATGGAAGTGACAGATGCCTTTGAGTTAACGCCAGTTCTATTTTTGCTAATTATTGGATCGGCCTGTAATTTTGTCCCTGTCGTACTAAAAGAACCAATGCGATTTGTTCTTTTCATTGGCCCAAGGTCTAACGCCGGATGAAACGGGCCGTGAAAAGGATAATATCCGATAATAGATTGCGGGCGTATTAAATAAGGTGGGGTTCTTCCGGCCAATGCGGAAAACTCCACATCATTTAATACGACATTCCAGAAAGCCAGTTCGCAAATTATTCCATCCCAATTGCGAAGGTCGTCCTGTCTATTACCAATGTATAATGCGTTTGTAGAAGAAATGCTGCCTGCGGGGGCAGTGCTGCGGGTAAGGCCAGCGCCGACAATTTTTTTAACGCCCGCCTGCCATACAATTGCATCGTTTGACGTGCTTGAACCATCATACGAAAGCCCGAATGGCTCCCATGTGTCCGCGCTTGGGGTTGTATCTGTTGCCCAATCTACGTTTCCGCTAGTGGTCCAATATGCTCGAAAGGCATAAGAAGTTGCATTGAAAAATGCGGCGAATCCGTTGCTTTCCGTGATTCCGTTATTTGCGAACATTCTACCAAATGTGCCACCGCCGCTGCCGTGCCTCAATATCAGAGCATGAAATGATAGCGTGGTGGGTAACGATGATATGGACGGAGTCACAACGTCAGTAGAACCAACCCCGTATGTCGTTCCGAATCCTCTTGCCATTATTTATCCGTTTAGGTTCACGTCATAGGCAAGGAACTTGACTGTATTTCCGCTTGCGCCCAGGGCAACGCCAGTTTGATTATCCAAATAAACCTTGAATGTCTGCGGGGGTATAACGACATTGCGGGCCGCTACCCGCTGGGCCGTGGCCGCTGTCGTGCCAACCGGAATTACGCAAAGCAATTGGCTGCTGGCAAGCCGCATATCGGCGGCTGAGGGGGCTGGATAATTCGTGCCGTCAACGGCTTCCGCAATATAAAGCGCGACGTATGCTCCGGTTGCCGGGGAAAGTGATGCAAGATTAACCTCGATGTCGACGTAAATATCGAGATTGGTCTGATTGGCAACCGCCGTAGAGGCCGCCGACATAGAGCCGCTTCCGAGCGAGTTTAATTCCGTCGAAAGAATCGTGGCCGCAGCAGTCGGCGTATTCCATTTTCCGATACTAGCCATGCGTTATGCTCCGGTCACTACGTTCCATGTGGTGCCATCCCACGTCGACCCGTAGTGAATCCATGGATTAAAGTTAGTAATATAGTCTTGGAATTGAGTCCACCGATTTTGCAGAAATGTCTCTATCTGTGTGAGAGTAGCCCCAATCGGGACAGATTGAGAATCAACATATTCAACAACAGAACCATTTTGTATGGCGGCAATATCTGCTGCTGTGGCACCAGACCATACGGATGACGCTCCAGGGTTTGCGTAAAAAGATTGCCTAGCTACTGGCACATCGGCCCATAGGACATACCTGTATGAACTTGAATTATCTTTTGGCTGCTCAAGAACAATTACTCTAAATCTTGCCATTTCCGCACCTCAAAACCCATATGACCTAAGGGCCATATCCCTTTTTTCTGCCATCTCAAGCTTTTTCATGAATGGGGAACATGGCCCATCGGCACAGTTTGGACAAACCATCTTCATACAATTCCGGCACATGCTGCCGAAATTGTCTGGGCTAGATTTTGGTTTAACGTGAACTATTCTATTGCAGTGGCAGCAACTGAAGGTATCTGCCTCAAATGTCCCGGCTGGCAAGCGTTCGCACCTGAGCCTGTCGAAGTTTACGTCAGCAGGCTCAGGTGTGGTAATGACCGCATAGCCACCAGGGTTTCTCATTATTCTGTAAAAAATACAGTTCCAGTTGCGGTTCCGGTATATGCGCCGGAGCGAGTGCGGAGGGTGACTCCGTTTCCGCCCGTATTGGACGAGACGGCTGGCCACACGATTTCAGATCCTGGCGCGGCAACCCAACGGTATGAAGCGCGTTGGTTTACGCCGACATACCACACTTCGGTCGTCGCCGTGATCCCACCTTCAGCGGTTGAGTTGATAGAGATCCAGTTAAGGGCATTATTGCTGTCAGCGGGGTCAGCCGCAAAGTTGCTGGAGAGGCTGGAGATTCCAAGGGTTACAGCCGCTGGAGTGGTTCCAATCGTTGCGCGGATGACATCATACTCCATGTAATTGTCGGCTGGGGTTCCGTTTGTGCCTACTAGAATGTCGTACAGCTTTCCTCTCTTATAGAGGCCAGCACCAACAGTTAATGGAGCAGCCGATGAGTTGGCCATCGTGATGAGTGATTTATAGGTGGTGGAGACGGCTTGCTGAGTCGCACCGCCACCCATCGCGGTAGAGTTTGTAATCAGAAAGTTTGGCATCATTGCCTCCTTAGCGACCCGTTATACTAGCCAGCGCCACCGTTACAGTCTGACCAGAACCTATGGTCGCTGTCGGTGACAAAACGACATCATAGGCGGTTGACCCGGCTCCTACTGTAAGCCCATTTACCACTATGTTTCCAGTGAAATCTTCAATCCTGGCTTTAGCGGCTGTCCCACCGGATGCCGCAGCGGGATCTGTCCACGGCAATCCAATGAAGGTTAAAACACCGGCAGCAACCGCGCCGCTGGGGTTAGGCAGAGTCATCGAGGAAAGAATATTATTAGAAGCGTCGAGGAGACGAAAAACCCCAGGACCAGCAGCGTCGATGCTGTTGAGAACCACATTCATGCGGCCATCGAGCGTTGCGGTATCGTAAACAGGGGTTGCCACAATGCGTCCTATTTATCCTGAACACCGGACCAGATGGAGAGAACATAATCTATATCTTCGTCTGCCCCCTCCAGATAAACGATATTCTGGCTGAGGCGGTCCCTCTCACCCTTCATCTGGGTGATTCGATCCTTGATTTCCTTCCGGCGAGCGTGAAGCTTTCTGGCAAACGGAAGAACATCAGAGTAACCATAAAGGCCAGGATGCATCATAATGTCCGACTCATTGGGAGCCGTGACCTTGATGCCGCGCTTTTCAGCAGCCCATTTGAAGAAATAGAATCCTGGACGCTGAAGGATGTATTCATCCCGCGAGGCCATGTCGATTCCGTAAAGGGCAATCTCGTTTGCGCCTTTGGTAATTGCAAAGGCCATCATCCACGCGAATGTGGATGTAAAGAAGTCCATGCCGAACTCCTTAACCATTTCCTCTTTTGGAAATATTACGGCATTCGGAATTAAAGAGGTGTCCTGCATGTAAACCGGGAAACTCTGCTTCTTCAGCCACTCAAGATATGGTTCTCCGTAATGCTTATGTTCAGGCCAGAGCAGATTTCCATGGATCTCGAACCATGCGTTAACCCTTGGAATAACATTCATATTCCCAGGCGAGCATGCCCAGATTTCCCAAGACGTATCACCATACGGGGCCAGCATCCTGGAGCTTGGAGCGGTCCCAACCAGAGCGATCTTTAGCTGCTTCGGCTGGGCATCAGGAGCCACCTGTTGAGCTTGAGGGATAACGGGAGGGGTAAAAACGAATCCACCAGTAGGAACAAAGGGTTGTTCTGCTGGCGCAGGCGGAATAAATGGTTCGTCTTTTAGTGGTTCGTGAGCGGCGACGATCCGATTCGGCGGAGCCGCTCCATTGCCACCGACAATTACAGGAATAGGCGCATTTGCTTTACGAGAACGTTTTGTCTTGTCATTGGTGGTTTCGGTTAACTTTGGCATCAATGTTCCCCATTTATTCTATATTTGTTTTTAATTGGTACATGGGGATTGGGTGAATATGCAAGAGCGCCATTGCACATCAGTATCCGTGATCTTGCAGAATACGGAGAGCAAGGGCGGCGGAGCTAAGCGCCGTGCTGCTGATTCTCAGTCCAGCAAGCGGAGCGGCGATCTGCCACTGTGATGAATTGGTAGTTAACGCGGCGCTGCTGATGGAAAACCATACCGGCGAGGCGGTAAGCTGGAGATCGTCCAGCGTACCCTCGACGGTAAAGGCAAATGTCCCGGAACTTGAGCCTGTTACTGTAAACGATGTTTTGGCACCGGAGCGCCAATCTAGGTTCACAAAACGGCTGGTTCCCAGGCTGCTTAAGGTAACAAGAATGGGGTTCATGTTTGCCCCTTAATGCGGTCTGAATTTCGCGAAGGTCAGAGCCAGCCGCGCCCTTTTACCTACCTTGCCAGGAGACCCTTTGTGCTTTCTGGCAAATTCCATTGTTGACATTCCGGCTCTATGTGCAGCTTGCCGCAAGGCCCCAGGCTTGCTTACGGCATGCTGCATCCATTTGCCAGAGGCTCCGCCGCCGGATGCGTATTCGCCGCCGGAGCCGTCTATTTTCCCATATGGGCGCTGGAGAACGGATGCTTGTCAGATCCGACTCCGCCACCACGCGCACGTTTATCAAGGCGATGGCGAGACGATTTGCCGAAAACCTTACCACCGCGCTTCTTGTTCTCGGTGGACTTGGCTTCGCCAATGACCTTTGGGTTGCCGTATGCGACAGCCGCCCCGCCAACATTCTTGTGCTTGGCCTGCGCTTTGTGACGATTTGCCATCGGATTTTCCTTTATCCTGTGACCGATTGGAGAACCTTGAGGGTGGCTGTCGTATTGTAAGTTCCGCCAGCCGACGATTGTGCCCCCGCCAAGCGAACTGCGCTGACAGGAGACAGGATCGTTAATAGCGACCCAAGACCGCCATCAGCAGCCGATGACGCTATGGCAGAGCTAAGATTAGCCCACGTTAGCGCCGATGTATTTACGTTTGGTTCATCCAGGCTGCATTGAATGTAGGTTAATCCGGAAGATCCGGCGGAGACCGTGACCTGGAATATCGTCTCTTTCGCGACGGGATTCAGATCAATGGTTGCCGAGTTTCCGGACGACGATAGCGTTACAGTTTGTGCCATGCTGTTACCCCGTAACGGCCTGGAGTGCCTTCAGGGTTTGTGTGCCGGAGGTGTAGGTGGATGAACTGATCCTGAGGCCGCCAAGCGGCGACATAACCGAATACATCACGCCTGTATCACCGGCAGCCGAACTGGCGATGGCAGAGCTAAGATTAGCCCAGACAACGGTTGGGGCCGGAGTCGTACCAGGATCATCCAGCGTATACTGAATAAAGATGGTAGCCGACGATGCCGCCGTAGCCGTCATCTGCACCGTTGTGGTTCGCCGTACAGGATCTAGGATCATGCCGGTAGAAACCCCAGCGGATGAGAGTGTGGTGGTTCTGACTGGCATAGGAGTCTTTCCTTGTTAGTTCAGGATAAGCCACTCGATGGTATTCGTTACCTCAGCCGCCGCTGTTGCGGCCCTGCCATTCACCGGATTTACCGATCCAAGGGTAGGGCCGAGTTGCATAGGAAGCTGAAAGAACACGACAATCATGGCCGACTCCTAGCTGGTCGGATAGGTTCCCCAAACCGAACGCCAATCGTAGTAGGACGGAACATACCGCTGATAGCCCTTTACCAGCAGGTTGTCGGTGGTGAACTCGACCGACATATCCATCTCGAACGGCTTACGGTTAAAGAACACAAGACCATCATGGTTGGTCTGGATGAACCACGCATAGGAAGAGGTGAGGTAGTCCCACACCATGAAGCCTTCCTTGAGCGATTCGCCCATTCCCAAGATGGCGTTCACATCGTTCGTCGCTGTTCCTGGGCGTAGCTCGGAGCGGAACAGGCGAAGAGCGATTGGCTCAAGATTCGGCGGGACAAGAACCTTCTTGCCGCGCGCATGGATCTTGAGGCCAGCGTTGTCGCGCCATGTCGAACGAATCGAAATGAGAGCATTCAGAAGCGATGTCTCATTCAGGTCAACGTCCGGTGATGGCTGATTGGCGATGTTGGCATTCGGCGCGTCGATTGGGTGGGCTGTGCTGAACAGGGACACACCATCGCCACCTACGGCGGCGTTGTAGACGTTACCGCTGTTGAACACGCTCGCCGCGTAGATTTCCTCTGTTTCCTTGAAGGATTCCATGAGGCCATCGTTCGACGGGCCAAACTCCGATTTATACAGGTTATCGTCAATGGCCTTGCGAGTGATCGCGTAGCCAAGGCCGATTTCCAGATGCTCGGCGTTGTAGACGTACCGTTGACCAGCTTGGTTGTCGAAGCTGGTAGGCGCACCTTCCTGCTTCAACTGAGCAAGACCCAAGTAGCGAACCGCAGCGCGGCGCTCCAGAGCCATGACAGAGTTGGTCTGACGGAAAACCTTCGGCCATTGCCGCTCGATCATGGGATATTTGCCAGAAACACCCCAGAGTCCCGGAAGGAGAAGGTCGCGGATCTGTGATAATGCGACGGGCATTGTTGCTTCTCCCTATTACGTCGAAGGTCCGGTCAAGGAGCGTCGATACTGGTTGTTGAACTGAACAACCATGATCTGGGCACCCTCGGAACCAGTTGATGTACCGTTCACGCCCGGAGGGGCGTATGCGGCATAAACATCAACAATGCGGAATGGCAGCGTAGCCGCAGCGCTTGGAGTCGATGACGCCAAGAACTCAGCAGATCTGCCGCTCTGGGTATTGCCACTGCCTTGTGAGGTAGAGGCGAATCCGATGTTTTGGCCGATGTTCGATGTGCCCAACACAGCATTGGTCGAACCCATCACAAGGAATTTCTGTTCCGGGTCGTCAATGATGTAGGCGAAGCCTGGGGCACTCGATCCGACGTTACCGGGAGACTGTGCGCTCCATACCACGCGACCGACATTCGGCTGGAGGATTTCGCAGCCAGCGAAGATACCGGCGATGGGATCTGTGCCGCCTGTCGAGCCGATGACCGAACCAGATGATGGTAGCGAGATAGAGCCAAAGCCTGAAGCTGCGCTACTGATACGGACGACATCACCTGTGAAATAGGTGTTTGCGTCACTTGCGAACAGCGTGAGCTTCGTAAGACCGGCGGTGGGTGAAGCACCCTCCAGCCGACCGAAGGCTTGGAATCCAAACGGTGAGAAAGTGTTTGCCATGATGGCCCCTTTCGGTTTTGACCATGCGTGTCACGGTCAATCCGCGCGAGTAACCATCAAGCGCTGATGGGGTAAGCTTTGGGAGGCGCTCCCAGAGTCCTATACAGGACTCTACTTATCAGGAACCTCAATCCGTTCGTAGGATTTTGAGATCCTATTAGTATTTACAGCCGTTGGATGTCTGGAGTCAAGACTTACTGGAATATCACCGCCTCGCAGAGCCTGCTCCTTAATCATAACCTGCTCGGTCGCACGGCGACGATCCAATTTTCTGGCTCGCTCACTAAATTCAAGCGGCCTAGCCATTAAAACAAGACCATGAACTGTTATTTCGCCGGGGGCATTTTTGGGCATAAACATGCCGTTGAACTGGCCGTTAAAGTCATCCTGATGAACCGGAGTCCATCCCTTCTTCTCAAAATCGGCGCGGTGCTGTGGATCCGGCTGGCCAAATACCTCAGACGTAACCCATTGAAGATCCATGCCCTCAGGAATCAGAGACCGATCAATTCTGAGGCGGTCAGGGGTATCCTCGGTCGTCGCATCGTAGGTTTCCCAATTTGGCTTTGCCCTCATTTTATATTGCGTTTTAGCCTCGACCTTCGGCTCTACCTTAGGAGGAAGAGGGTTTTTCCGTGGGCGGCCAGGGCCGCGCTTAACTGGCTGTTCCATTATTGCCCTCCATAAGTTCCATTGGCCTTGGCTTCCGCCAAACGCTGCTTCTGTTTTGCGTATTCAACCTCTGTAATACCTGACACCCTGGCCATTTCTTTCTCTTCCCTGGTCAGGGTAATTTTAGTTCCTGGGCGGCTGCCACCAGACGCTGGAACATCACGGCTTACCGGTGCACTCATAATAGAGGCCCTCTCGTTCGTCTTTTGTTCTCTCTTATTTTCGCCTGTAATACCAAGCATTTCCTCTATTCTGCCGATTTGTTCGACGGAATATGGCTTATACCCCTCGCGCACTGATTCGTGGAAAAAGTAGTTTATCCTGGAATTTTCATACGGATCATTTTTGAATTGAGGATGGGCATTTAGCCATTCGACAACATGGGGAGGGAGTTGAGGCTGCTGTTCCTGAGTAGCTCTTTCTGCTGCCTTTTCCTGCCGCCTTAGCTCTTTTTTGTATTCCTTGCGTTTGATGTCGAGTTCTTCGCGACCACGCCTAAGAACACTAATGTTAGCTTTCGCGTCGGTCAGCCGATCAGTGGCCTGAATTTCTGCCTCGATGTCGCCTTCTGTTTTGGCCGTCCGAATATCAGATATAGCCTTTTCGGCCTCGGCCTTAGCTGCCGCAATGGCTGCTTTGAGAGCGGTATCTTCCTGATCGAAGGATTCCCGTTCATATTTGGTTATCTTTTTTTCTGCTTTTGCTGCTTTTCGTAGGGCCTCCTCGCGATCACGCATTAACTGCTGACGCTGCAATTCCTCAGAACGCCTAATTTCCTCGATCTGTTTACGCAATGCCTCATCGGCATCACCATCTGCGGCAACCGGCTTTTCAGGCTCCGCTATCTCTATTTCTGGTTCCTCAACAGGCTCTGGAGATGCTGATTTTAACTCATCATCTTCCACCTCTGGTGAGGTGGCCTGGACTTGGGGCTTTTCCTGAACTGGGCGCAATCTTGGCATTTATGCCTCCCTAAAACACAATATTCGGGTTATCGACCACCATGCGGATATTAACATCTCGTACTATCCGACACGGGCAACCATTAACCTGAACACTCCAGGCATCACCGACCTTGTACACACACCAATCTCCTGGAGCGGCTACGTTTCCATGAAAGCTATACTCAGGAGTATCGGCAAATGCGTCCGGAGCAAGCTTGAGAACTAGGCCAACCTTACCCTGCCACACATCTTCTTGGACATTCAGATCAGGGCGAATAATCCCGCCACTTGTCTTTTCGGGTCGAATATAGGTTCCAATAAGGACCACATCCCCCAAAAGACGGACGCCAGAAAGATCACCAGCAGCATCTAAAATCGCCTTCTTCGGGTCGGTAGAGGATGCAATCCTGCTAATTGCCGCGTGAGGAATAACTACGCTCATTCTGATTCCTTTTCTACTTCATCACATAGGCCAAGACAGGCTTTTAATCCGGCTATGTAACCAGCAGCGTATTTGTATTCCTCGTAGTTTTTCAAGGCCCCATTCGCTATTTGTTCACTGTACTTACCTATTTCCTCTCCAACCTTCTGCTCCAAGGCGGAGTGGAATCTGGTTTTTACGATCATTTAGACTTGGCCCTCCTGCCATAAGCCTTGATTTTATCGAGGCGGCCTACGCCGGTCTCGCTTCCACCGCGCATTTTAACGCGGCCACCGCGCTTCATCGGGCCACCCATTGGGAGCTTAGGCGGCAACCCTGGCGGCAACCCCGGAGGCCCCATGCCGCCACCGACGGGAGGAGCAGGCGGCATCGGAATGGAGGGGCCACCGGGCATCACGCCTTCTTCGCCGGGAGGAGTTTTGCGACTATCTGGCGTGACAATCGCAATATTAACAGTATTTCCATCTTTACGCGACCGCTTCTTTGCTACCCCGCCGCGAGCGTATTTATCCAGCCTGCCACCGGCCTTCTTACCGTGGACACCGGTTTCCTTCTTCTCGTGTTCAGCAAGCATCTTCTTAAATAGCTTGCGATCCTCAGCCTCATCCGGATGAGCGGACCCGCCCTTCGCGTGACCGAGAATGCGGCCAACTCGCTTACTGCTGGCCGAACTAGCGCGATGTTCTTGATATGGGTGAGCCATGACTACAACCCCTTTCCTTTTCTCCAGGCATTTCCCTTGTCAAAATCAGGGCGCTTGGTGCCATCCGATCTCAACCAGCTATCGACTGAGACATCATTATCATACTTAGGACCATGCTTGTCCTCTGGGCATTGTGGCTCAGTAGTTTCAAGAATTTTTTCCGTTGCCATGGCTATTTACCTTTCTTCACGCGCCCGCCGCGCTTGATGCCAGTTGGCGGCATGGCTCCAACAGGAGGAGTAGGACGCGCAGCTATTCTTGCCGCCCGCCTAGCCTGCATATTTTGAGCAGCATTTGCTCTCATTGCCTGCATCGCGGCTTGCCGCTGGGCTAAATTCTGCTGAATCTGAGCCGCGCCAGCCTGTTGCGCAGCCGGTGGCATCCCGGTAGGCATCACAGGATTGGATGGAAGCTGAGGTGCGCCAACGAATGTCGGCGGCCTAGCAATCGTTGGAGTGGGGAATGTCCCGCCAGCCTGCATTTGATACTTGCCACGCAGATTCTGCCCCATGACGGAATGGCCATGCTTTGATTGCTGGTCGATATTTCCATATCGCTTCTGCGCTGTAGCGCGACCAGCCTCATCCATCGACTGAATCTTTTTCATGGCTTTTCCTTCTTCGGTTTTGGCTTAGCCGTTTTCTTTACAGAGGCCATCTGCTTGGCTGCCTCAAGCTTGGCCTGATGAAGCTCGCGCATATGCTCCATCTTTAATCTATGTTCCTCAGCGGCGCGATCCATCTCGGCATTATGCCGCTCGCGCTCCATATTAAGCTCATGCTCTGTTTTAACCCTGCCGCCGTGCATTTCATGCTGCGTGGCAATAGCATCAGACTGTAACTTGTGAGCCTTTTCTGCCCGATCTCCTGCAACTTTATGGGCCGCGATAAATTGTTCCTTTCGCATTTCATGTTGAGCAAGCGCGGCATCCCTAGCAGCATCATGAGCGTGAATGATTTTCTCCTGCTCTAGCCTCAGCTTCTGAAGCTCGATCTTCATTGCCTCGATTTTTTCTCTGGACTCACGATCCTTAGCTTTATCAGCAAGCTGCGCAGCAAGCTGGGCGGCCTTGATCTTGGTTTCGAGGGCGGAGATCGCATTCTCCTGCTCCTGCATCCTGGTTTTGGCACTGATAGCCTCCATGCGAGGATCTGGCGGCGGCTGCGCCGGAGTCGGCCTGAATAGACCTTGCGGGTCGATACCGGCGATACTCAACACTCTCATATCGACAGCTACCGGATCGTAAAGATCCTGGCTCTGCTGCTGTAACGTCTTGATGATTGTTGCCTTGGCTATCCGATGAAGCATGGTTGGGTTGTTAGGATCGGCAACCGGAACCAGCGAGCAATTATCAAGTGCCTTAACGAATTGGTCTTTCTGCCATTGGATAGATGTATTCTTATTATTGCGTAGAAATGCGTCTGGATCTTCCCTAAATCGCTCCTTGAGAAGCTTGAACTCCTCGGCTTGCGCTGCGTGTAGGCGCTTATGCGCGGAATCCAGCACTTTGCTGGCCTGCTCGATCAGAGCCAATGTAGTTCCCACTGGGGCATCCTGCTTGCCCTCGCCAACCGTAATGCTGCCGGTAGCTGCAAGCCTCTGGCCAACCTCTTCGATATGGGTGATGAAAGCTGTAAATGCTGGCCCAGGCTCCTTATATGGCAGCGGCATAACGGCATCGCGAATGCTTTGCTGAGCGCCAATATCCAGTCCCTGACCACCTGATGGCGGAATCCGGAACTGATTGGTGTTCTGTCGGCCAGCACCTTTAGCGTAGAGAAATCCTGGGAAATTTGCGAACATCCCAGCGTCGAGCATTTCCCGCCATGCTGCGGTCAACGCATTTGCTGTATTCCCAAGGAGATGGATGAATCCAAGACCATAGAATCCAAGACCACGAATGAACGGGAATTGGACAAAGAATTGCTTGGCTAGGCAATGCTTATCATCCTCTTTCCAGTTACGCCTGACATCGAGAACTTCCCTGCTCTCTCGCGCAATAGTCACACGGTAAGGAAGCGGAAGGCCCTTTCCCTTGAGATCATTTGGGGCAAACTCATCTAGATCTAGCTCGCAGTAAACTTCGAGGATCTCGTAATCCATATCCTCTGGGCGCTGCACATTTGAGCGAATGCCCTCGACTTCTTCCTTTTTCTTGTCTACGGCGTTTTGTTGAAGCGGTACGGGTTGAGTTAAATCAACGTCTCGATACGCCCCGATAATCTGCATCCGGCGAAGAATTGATTTTCGCATACGGATGCGATGAGTAATACGTCCGCTATTCTGCAAGTCAGTCGCATGATTAGAGACGATTAGATCTTCGGCGTCGATGCTTTCTGAAACCGGCCTGCGCCGTAATGGGCAATTATATACTTTCTTAAATCCATCTCCGCCAAAACCGACATAAAATAGCATGCGGTCGGTATCCGGAATGTATTCTGTCGCTATCGCAGTTAGATAATGATTTAGATCTTTCTCTAGTGCCTGCGCCTCAATATCAATGGATTGCAGGCTTTCCTGCAATTCTTGCTTAGCGTTTGTCTGCTGATTTACTTCAGGAGGCTTAGGTGGAGTGTCGTTTCTTACCTTTACTGGACCGGCGGCTGGCAGCAATTCAGCCCTGGCTGTAGCCTGAAATGCTACGGTTGATTCGATCAACAGCGGATGCCGAACAACGGACATGCCCTCTAGCGGGGCAGAACTATTACCGGCATCGGTTCTTGGCTGTTCAAGCTTGATTCCTAAGAGGCTTATTCCTCTCGCTCGCGTATCCAGCCACTCCTGCCGCGATTGTTCGTCGCGCTGTATTCCTTCCAATAAATCAGAAGCTATGGATGAAAGCTTCTCATCGCTCATGTGAAGGGCGAGATTCTCGCTGAATCCCTTTTCTCCTTCACTGATTTCAGGCTGTGGATTAAAATCTATAGTTACTGAACCATCGGGATGGGCGATTTTCATCGCCCCATCCTCAAATGAGACTCCTATATTATTTTCTGTTTGTTCAGTGTTTGTTCCACCAACAAGAGACAGGCGCGGGGGAGTAGCCTGCGGGAACGGCTCGTTTAGCGGAATGCTGTTAGATCTTGGAGCCATTCGCTGTCATCAGCACGGGTATAGAGGAGAGGACGCGTTAGGTGATTTATATCGCATTTCCTCTTCTACTTCTATCGTATACTCCGTTCTCTTCAACGCAAAGCCAGAATCCCTTAAGAAACGCAAAGCCTGGGATGTGGAATCTACAAGGTCGTCATGTGAACCGCGCGGGAAGATGGCACATTGGTTGATGACAACATCGGCCCAAACCTTGTTGGGGGCGAAGATCATCTTATCGGAAAAGAGATGCTGGATGGCGTGAACGCGGGCAACCTTGTCGCCATACTGCTTGGGGTCGATTAGATCCACCCCAAATCTACCGGTGCCACGGAATAGACGGTGGAGTTCCTGGCCAACCGATAACCCGCTGGCCTTTGACTCGATCAGCAACCGGTCAACTGCGAATCTAGGCTCCCCAATACGGTCGCTGATACGCGGGGTGTCAACCGTGCAACTCTCTATAACCCTTTGAATTAAATCATTAAATTCTAATCTGCCTTGCCAAGCATGCATTAATACAATCCTTGGGCTACCACTAACACCTCTTGCAACCTGCGGTGTATCTCTTGGCATCCAGAGGGCTTCTGTTCCCATTTCGTTCGCGTTTAGATCCTCTCTAAATACCCCCCAGATGGTCAGGGCGGAGGCATCGTTTTCCTCTTTCGCGGTATAGGCGGTATCCAGGGAAGCCAGAATGAAATCGAGAGGTGGGTACTTATCCTCTTTCCAAAGCTGCCAAAAATCGCGCTTTATGATAGACCCGCCACGCGGTTCCGGATCTTGCTGATACTGACCGGACCATGCGTATGGCCCCTTATCCCGCCGTAATTCCTCACACACCTTGATCGGGAATCGCTCCGGCCACGCGATCTGGCCATCCTCGATTCTAGGATCTTCCCAGAAATAATTATCGTCCGTTACCTCGTTAACCTCTTCACCTATAAAGGATTTTATGACCGGCTTGCCGTCATCTATGGTGTAGCCGTTAACGTGGTGGGACGGCAGGTAATACATGGGGATACAGAGGTGTGTGTATCCCATCTCCCGCGCCAGGGCGGTGCCGCTGACATCATCCTCATGAGTGCGCTGCTGGATAACGACTATGGCAGATTCGGACTGATTGTTGAGTCGGTCAGGAATAATTTCCGTGAACCACATATTTATGGTGTCACGAACTACCTCAGATTCCATATCTTTTGGGTTATTAGGGTCGTCAATGATAACGCGGTCTGCCCGCTCGCCAGTACCGATACCGCTGACTGAGGTGGCAAGCTTCCAACCGGTTTGGTCGTTGGCGAATTTGATCTTGGTGAACTGCTCGTTCGAGATCCTAAACCGCTCCCCCCACAGCTTTTTGTAGCGGTCGCTGATAACCACGTTCCGACAGCGCATATTATCGCGCTCAGTCAGATGGTTAGAATAGGCCGCACACATATAGCGCATCCATGGCCTATTCCTTGGCCCCCACTCCCATGCTGGCCAAAATACGTCCGTCATCAATGACTTAGTAAATCCCGGCGGGACGTTTATGAGTAAGCGGCGGATATATCCATCCGTTACCGCCTCCAGATGCTCGGCTATCGCTTCGAGTGCCCAGCCGCGAATGAATGGAATTGCCGGTTCGACTACCGGCCAAACATACTGGGCGAAATCGAGTAGGCTTGATTCGTATTTTTTCTGCTCAAGCAGCTTTCCGATCTGCCTGTACGCTTTGTACGTCTGCTTGACGATTAAATGATTCATAAAAATTCCTGTGCAAAACTTTTCGGAATTTTCTTTGTGACCGAGCAAGAACAAATTAAGAATGATTCAGACAATTCTCGCATCGTTCTTTTCCACCGGAATGCCCCAAGAATTTATCACAGCTACAGATGGGAGCAAACATTGACCAAAAAAGATCTCATGGAGATGGAAAGGCGTGTAGCCGAAGAGGTTCTGGCCCGCAGACGGTTAGGTGGCTACAGCGCCGACTCCAACGGCATCCTGCTCTTTGGTGAGGCAATCCTTGCCATCCTGCGACACTTGAATTTGCAGATGGACAAGGGTGGTCGCAAATGAACGACCCAATTCTGAGTGCCATCGTGAGGGCTAACATAGCCCCGGTTATTTCACTGCGATCTGAGGTTGATACGACCATCGACAATATCAAGCGCATGGTCGGGTGGCTGAACGATCCTGAGGTGGTTAGGTACTCGGAACAGCGACACAAGAAGCACGATCTCCACTCCCAATTGGCCTATATCGAAAGTTTTAGACATGGAGAATTTAATGAAATTCTCCTCAACGGCGAACCAATAGGAACCATAACCGGCAGAGTTGATGACAATAACAAGATTGCCGATATGGGAATCCTAATAGGCGAAAGGCCGGTATGGGGATGCGGATATGGGACAGTCGCGTGGAGATTGATGATGAAGCATCTGTTTCGCGATTTCAAAGTAAGAAAAATAGAAGCCGGATGCATGGAATGCAATCGAGGGATGATGGCGGTTTTCAGAAAAACTGGAATGAGTTGTGAGGGATACAGAATTGGACATTTTTTATTTAATGACGGCGATGGGGAGAAGGAACACTGCTTGGCGTATTGGATGAAATGGAGAGAATAAAATGAAACAGTCAGAGATATTCCTGGCTGGAGAAGCCCAGAAATGGGACGAAAGGAATCGGGATAAGTTACCGCCTGAACACGATCCAGTGTTAGAGGCCATTGCCGCAACTGATCTCAAGCCTGGGAGGGTGCTTGAGGTTGGTTGTGGTAATGGGTGGCGGTTAAGAAAACTGAAAGAGATTTATGGCTGCAATTATTGGGGCATCGACCCACTTGGAACGAATCCAAACTCAGATTGGAAGATAGTTAAGGGGGTAGCCAGCAATCTTAAGTTTTTTCCAGTTCCGAATTTTGACGTGGTGATCTACGGATTCTGCCTTTATCTCTGCGACCCGGAGGATTATTTCAAAATAGCCGCTGAAGGAGATCGCGTCCTAACCGATGGCGGCCATATTATCATCTACGATTTCTTCGCTAATCCACCTTATAAAACTCCATACAAACATAAAGACGGAGTGTTCTCACACAAGATGGATTTCTCCAGTCTATGGAAATGGCATCCTGCCTATAACGCGGTTTATCGCGCTTATGGCGCGGAAGAAGGAACTGCCGTTATTATGCTGCGTAAGAACATGAAAACATGCTTCCCGGTGAAAAAATGAAACAGAAAACAATAGGAATAGTCGGACTTGGCAGCATTGGCATGCGCCACGCAAAGAACCTAATGGATCTTGGTAAGCTTGTAGTCGGCTGCGATATTCACATATCGAGGGGAGAGCAGTTAATAGAATTAGGTGGAGATTATTATCAATCACCGGAAAAGCTAAAGGGCTGCGATGCTATCGTGATAGCAACCCCATCTGAGGCACATCAGGTTATGTACGACTATTTCAGTAAAAAACCTATTTTCATGGAAAAGCCGATAGCCACTGAATTGGACGACTCGCTTAAGGATGTGTTGATGGTTGGATATAATCTACACTTCCATCCATGCGTCATTCAGGCCCAAGAATGGATGCGACAGGATTATCTAGGAAAACCATTATGGGCGAATCTTGTTTGTGCTCAGCGTAACCTAAGACCGGATTATCTATGCGAAGGCGTTATTCTTAATTGGTCGCATGAGATAGATCTCGCTCTCCATCTTCTTGGTCCTGGGACTTGCGTAAGTTGCGTAGCCGACAGCAAGGAGACTCTCGCTGACATAGTTGTTCTACACGACAACGGTTGCCAATCGACCATCCACCTTGATTACTTAACTGAACCGTTTATTCGTCAGACCATCATAGTTTTCGAGCATGCAACCATCATACTGGATCTGCAAGCGCGGCAATGCTGGATACGAGACAAGAGCGGAGACATCATTGACCATTTTGCTCCGGGCGATTCGTTCGATGACGACTATGTAAACGAAATAGAGACGTTCCTTGCGCGAGCTAATGGTGAAACCACCGTTGGCTGCACCGGAGAAGAGGGTTTGGCAACGCTTAAGGTTTGCCTGGATGCAAAAATATTTGCAGAAAATCCAGCGGTTATAGTCAAGCCGGATAAAATACAATGAAAACGGTCGCTATCGCTCAAGCCCGCATGGGTTCTACTCGCGCTCCCGGCAAAGTGATGCGCGATTTGTGCGGAAAGCCGGTGCTAAAATGGACTGTCAATGCACTAGAGGCAGCCATTGGTATTGATAAAGTGGTTGTGGCTACCTCAACGCAACTAGCAGACGTCGAGATAGCAAAATACTGCGAATATAATGGCATATTAGTTTATCGCGGCAGCGAATCTAATGTTCTTCAAAGATTCTATGAATGTGCCAAGTTACACAAAGCTGACATTATTCTGCGACTGACATGCGACTGTCCGTTCCTTGACCCAACCGTTATAAGTGAGGTAGTCCGTCTCCGCAAAACAACGGGGGCGGCGTATGCGTCAAATACTAATCCCCCTACTTATCCTGATGGTCTTGATGTTGAGTGCTTTACCTTTGCGGCACTCCAAGAAGCCTACTCCAACGCTACCAGATCTAGTGATCTTGATTGCGTCACTCAGTATATTATTCGTAATCGTCATACTTTCCCCGCTGTTAACCTTACTTGCCCGATTCCTGGGCTGGTAAAGGAGCGCTGGGTTCTCGATACCGAGGATGATTTTGCGTTTTGCGTTGCATTAGCTAACATTCTTAGCGGTAGCGGAAAAGACAGACCGCCATCTTATACCGAGATACTTGAAATACTCGATAAGATACCCGCCCTGAGGAAGATAAATCCGGGGGATCGCAATGAAAGATTCTATGAAGCGTTGGCTAGAGAGAAATTACCCAGAAGAACCTTCACCAGATCCAATGATCTTTTCAAAAAGGCTATTCAATCAATACCGTTTGGAGCACAAACCTTTTCTAAATCATATCTCCAATTCCCGCTCGGCCAATCGCCGCTATTTTTGTCTCACGGCGACGGGGCTAGGGTGTTTGATGTTGATGGGAATGATTATGTCGATCTTGTTAATGCGCTACTCCCTGTGGTTCTTGGCTATCGTGACCATGATGTTGACGCTGCCATTCGCAATCAGCTTGATAGTGGAATCTCATTCTCACTGGCGACGGAACTCGAAGAGAAACTGGCTAGTAAACTCTGCGAAATCATCCCGTGCGCTCAGATGGTCAAATTCGGAAAATCAGGAACCGATGTAACCACAGCCGCTGTGAGGCTTGCCCGTGCTTATACAGGCCGCGATCATGTCGTCTACTCTGGATACCATGGTTGGGCTGATTGGTCTCTGTCTCGCTCTGACTATAATCTTGGCATTCCAGAGGCGGTGAGATCTCTGTCACATAAGGTCAAGCATGGTGACGCAGATTGGATGGATAATTTTCCAGTTCCATCACATGAAATAGCGGCGATAGTCGTAGAGCCTGACATTGATGCCGGATACAGATACCTGCAAGAGCTAAGAAACTTCTGCGACAAGCACGGAATCGTTCTCATCTTCGATGAGATCATAACAGGATTCCGCTATGACATCGGCGGCGGCCAGAAGATGCATAAGGTGACGCCGGATTTGGCGACATTCGGTAAATCCATGGCGAATGGAATGCCGATCTCCGCGCTTGTCGGCAAGCGTGACATCATGAAGCGCATGCAGCCGCCGGATAATATCTTCTATTCAGGAACATTCTTCGGTGAAACGCTCTCTATTGCGGCTGCGCTGGCCACCATCAAGAAAATGGAAGATGAGCCAGTGATAGATCACCTGAGGAATATTGGTGACAGCATATACGAAGGCATGATGATCCACTTAGATCGCCATGATCTATATGATTACATACAACCAATAGGCCATCCTTCGCGGCGCGTTCTTAAATTCGAGGGACCATTTAAGGAACAAGTGCAATCAACGCTGATAAGCGAGATGGCACAGAACGGCGTACTGATTATCAACGCCAATAACATCTCATATGCCCATAAGAGGCCAGAGATGTTCCGTATATTGGATGCCTATGATGCTTCCCTGAGCGAGATTTCCAAGAAAATCAAAGACGGAAGTATCAAGGATGTGCCGGTCAAGAGCCAGATTCCTCCGCTAAGGGCTGCATAATGAAGGGAATCGTCATTACCGGCGGAACCGGAGCATTCGGCAGGGCATTTGCTAGGCACCTGCTTACCCCTATTGGGGAGAGAACTTGGTATGATCGCATAGTTATCTACTCACGCGGCGAGTATCAACAGCATCTTATGGCCAAGGAATTGGCCGGAATGGATAGTTTACAGCGCCTAAGGTTCTTTGTTGGTGATATTCGTGATGAGGCCAGATTCAAACGCGCTTTGCATGGTTGCAGCACTGTGGTTCACGCCGCCGCGCTGAAACGCATCGAAGTTGGTCACTACAATCCCGATGAAATGATTAAAACCAACATCGGCGGATCGCAGAATGTTGTAGAAGCCTGCCTGGATTCCAAGGTTAAGAAGGTTGTTTTTCTGTCTAGCGACAAAGCTTACCAGCCGGTCAGCCCTTACGGCTTGAGTAAGGCTATGGCCGAGTCGCTGTTCATCAACGCCAACAACATGCGCGGCTGGAGCGGGCCGATGTTCTCGGTTTGCCGCTACGGGAATGTCTGGAAATCGACCGGATCGGTGGTTCCGACATGGCTGGCCATGAAAGAGCGCGGAGAGACAACGGTTAACGTAACAGATCCGGACTGCACCCGCTTCTTCATGCGGATGGAAGAAGCCATCAAACTGGTAATGGACACACTGGAGAGTATGCGCGGGCGCGAAATAAACATACCCACACTACCTGCGTACCGCTTGGGCGATTTGGCAGAGGCCATGAGTGTTGAATACAAGGTAACAGGGCTGCCGTCGTGGGAAAAGAAGCATGAAAGCATGGGTGACGGCAACAGCAGCGATTTAGCTCGGAGAATGTCAATAGAGGAACTTAGGAGTGAGCTATGATTAACTGCCCCTATTGCGGAACCCAACTATCCAGCGAGCCTTATATTCCAACAATGTCTAAGCGGAAGCGCCGGATTTACGATTCCATAAGCGCAGCCGGAGCGGATGGAATGACGGCAGACGATATAATCGGTGTGGTATTCGAGAGTAGCGGCATCCCACGATCTGCGTATGGAATGGTGAGGGTTCAAATCTGCGAAATCAATAAAATAATAAGCGAAAATGGACAGAAGATTTCCGGAATACCTAAAGGATCATACAAGTTAATCTCACTGGGAGGGAGATATGGCCAAACGCAAGAATAAGATGCCGAAAGAGGTTTTTGTCTATGTGTTTGACGAAGAGAATGGCGTACCACTTTATGCCGTCACCACAGACATAGACGATATTACGGAGGGCGAAACATATGTTGGTGTTTATAAGCTGAAGAGAACAGATAAGTTTGTAGTTAAAAAAGAACTGCAAAGGGGAAAATAATGGCTCGACCACTAAAGAAGATGAAGCCGGATCAGATCATTTCTGCTGTCACGCGGATTCGTGGGCGGAATAATCGTCTCTGGATGTCTCTGCTCAGGCTGTCTGTGAAAGCCAAGCCGAGAAAGGCCAAGGCCATCATCAGGCAGATAGTGAAGAACGATCAGGACGTATCCAAATGGATGGGCCGCGTCTAGGGCCTCTGCCTAGATTCTTTACTATCGACCTAGCAGAGCGAATCAACTTAAAGACGGCGATGAAGAATCCCCTCTCCGGTTATATTGGAGGGGTGAACTCAGCCGGATATTGGGTTACAAAGCTACAGAACGATTGGTGTGATACGTTTGGGTGCAAGCATGCGGTAGCCTGTAATTCTGCAACATCTGGATTGCTGGCTGCCTGCATGGCCATAGGGATAGGTCCGGGAGACACGGTATGGACCACCGCCTACAGCATGTCTGCTACGGCTGCCTGTGCGAAGGTATTAGGAGCGCGTATTGTGTTCATAGACATCGAGACGACGCGATTCTCGATCAATATGAATCTTCTCCGTGGACCTATTCCCAAGTGTATTATTGTGACGAACTTATTCGGGCATCCAGCATATTTGGAAACCATGCGTTCCTGGTGCGACTCCAATAGAGTCTGGATGATCGAGGATAACGCTCAAGCCCCGTTTGCAAAGGAGAATGGTCGCTATGCTGGCACTATCGGCCATATTGGTGTTTTTTCGCTCAACGTACATAAGCATATTCAGGCTGGCGAAGGTGGCATTGTTGCTTGTGACGGCGAAGATAGTCATCAAGCTATTGCGGATGCTATCAACCATGGCGAGTTGGCTAAGGGTAAAATTAAAGCAGGTCTAAATCTGCGAATGACGGAGCCAATAGCGGCCATTGCCTGTGCTCAACTTGCCAGAGGGAAGAGAATCATAGCCAATAGAAGGTGGCTGGCCCACAAACTAACTGAGATGTTCAGCGGGATAGATTGGTTGATCCCGCCCAAGGAAGATGATGGATGCGAGCATGTCTATTACGTTTGGGCTGCCCGCATTGAAAACGGCAAACGCAAACAATTCGTAGAATTGCTGAATGGTTGCGGATTTCCCATGCGAGAAGGGTACTCCACTCCGCTGCCATTCATCTTCGATAGAGACCAGGAGTGCCCGACGACTAACAGAATAGAGCTTCACGAACTTATAACATTCGAGGTGTGCGCATATGATCCGGTTCAAAGGCAACTTAGAACTATGTCAGACATTGCTAAATGGGCGGCAGACAGGGTGCAATAATGAAGATTCATGGGAGGGAGATTTCACCAACAAGACCACCATACATTGTGGCGGAGATTTCCGGGAATCATTGCGGATCGTTGGAACGCGCCCTGCGGCTGGTGCGGCGTGCCAAGCGGGCTGGGGCAAACGCGGTAAAAACTCAATGCTATGAGGCTGACACACTCACATTACCGCTGAGCAAGCCTGATTTTGTCGTGCAGAACGGGCTGTGGATGGGTCGCACCCTGTATGAGATCTATGACAAGAGCAAGACGCCGTTTCACTGGCACAAGGATCTCTACAAGGTTGCCAGGGATGAGGATATTACGATCTTCTCATCCGTATTCGATTTCAGGGGTGTCGATTATCTGGAGACGCTTGGTTGCCCTGCCTACAAGATAGCGTCATTCGAGATAGTCGATATTCCACTGATCGAATATGCGGCCAAGACCGGCAAGCCGATCATCATCTCCACCGGATTGGCATCAGATCCGGAGATCATCGAGGCGTATGATTGTGCAAACAAGATCAATTTTGGCAATGTCTGCATGCTTCATTGCACGTCAGACTATCCGGGAACGGTGGCCGCCGCAGATCTTGGCAGGATAGATCATCTCAGGGTGATGCTGGATAGTGCCCTGATTGGCATATCGGACCACACCCTTGGTTCTACCGTTCCGGTAGCTGCCACAGTTATGGGTGCATGCATCATCGAGAAGCATCTCAAGCTGGCCGACAATGATGGGCACGTCTCCGAGGATGACAAATTCAGCACCGCGCCCATTGCTTTCAGCATGATGGCTATGGATGTTAGGGACATATGGCTTGGCATGAAGCCGCAGAAGCATACCGACAAGCCATCACGGCAGTTCAGGCGGTCGCTCTATGCGGTGCGCGACATCAAGAAAGGCGATCTGTTCACAACATCGAACATCAGGTCGATTCGTCCAGGCTATGGCCTACCGCCGAAACTGTTGCCGAAGCTTCTGGGAACCAAGGCTAAACGTGACTGGAAGATGGGAGAGAAGCTATCATGAAGCCGCATATGACGGAGCCTAATCCGGAGTTAGCCAAGCTGGTGCGTAATACCTTTCATGGCATGGCACATTGGGCAGGATCAGGACCGCAAGGAAAGACCTGTGCTACCTGCCAGCATTTTGGCACCGTTTACCAATACGAAGGTGCAAAACCGAAGAAAGATCGGTGCAAATTATATTTTAAGATGATGGAAGGTAAGATAGGGAATCAGATTCCAGCCAATACGATGTCCTGCAAGCACTACTCTGAAATCTAACCGGTTACATACGGAGGAGTGGTTGTCGTTGTAAAATAAGCACCCCTTTGCATCTGACGCGGACACATAGGGCTACAGCAGGTCCTTTCCGATCCAGGCGGACAGACACATCCAGGCGCATGGCCGCTAAAATGCGGGATTAGATACTGGTTAGTCTCCAGGATCTCTATCCTGCGATTGAGATCTCTCAGTTCCTTCCTAAGACTCGCTATGGTGTCTTTTGCCATTGGAACCCCCCTAATTGCTCACCACGATAGAAACCGTAAAATGAGGATTGGTCACGATCATGGTCAATTCGCAGGCTATCAGTATCACAAGCAAAATAATCACTATCCAGGTTTTCATGGCAGAAAGCACCTACTGATCGCTATGATGAACAAGGCGGTAATCCAGGCAGACAGGAAGATGCTGTCGGCCAGGGGCGATTCCTCGGGGGATATGATGTCTCCGCTCAATTTCACTTACCTAGTTCTATTTTACGGTCACGCGCATTCTTTAGTTTCACGCTATACTCATTGAGCCGGTCATCAATGAGCGCCTTGGTGGTTGGATCAGACACCTGGGCCTTTAGGATTGTGTCGTCCCGTATGGCCTTGGTGTAAACGTCGATGGCCTCATCGGCTTGACGGGCATCCAGTTTGCGAAGGTCGCTCGACCATGCCGGGGTGTCGATTCCAAACAGGTGCCAAACCCCGGCGGTAAAGCCACCAAACGAAACAAGCGCCGCCGTCAGGATTCCTATTCTCTTGACCCAGACCCAAAACATTGCGCCCTCATAACCCGTTGGTTTCTCTTACTCCTACCCTTGCGCTTATCAGGCCCGCAGGCAATCAGGCACTTTTCCTGAAGGGCGGAGAATCTGGCGGTAACGCTGGAATATGGCAGGCCGGGGAATCTCTCCCTCACCTGATCCGAGATGCAGCCGTTTGGGCCGAATGACTTGATGGCCTCATAGACCATCCTCTCAAGCTTTGATGTATCGACCGAATTAGCCGCCTCGACGCTGGTATCCGGTGAAACCCTCCGGTGCAGCTTATACGGCTCCGTCCCGAATAGATCCCCGTAATGCCAAAGCATCTTAACCATCACCCCTGCTCCCTGCCACGCTCCAGGCGATGAATACGATCCCAGCTATCATGGGCTGGCCGCTCTGTAATCATTCCACAGCGTGGGCACCAAGCTATGTCGCAATACTCATCGGCGTCGTATTCCACCTTCCGCTCATGCCCGAATACGGCGCAGAGCAGATTCTTGAATCTCATCTCGATATAGGCTCGGTTCATTTCTCTTCACGCTTTCTTTTCCTATACGCCCGCATATACTCACGCTGGTAAGCCACACGGTCGAATTTGGCTTCTGGTGGGCTGGACGCTACCCCAGCTTGGCCTTCCCCGGTATTTCCTTCGGGCATCAAAGCCCCGGTAGGGCGCGATGCATCGCTGGCCTTTGCCCCGGTTGCGGGTCTGCTTTCCCCGCCTCCACCAGAACTGAATCTGGATTCCCTCAACGCTCTAATCTGATCTAGCTTGCTCATGATGTTAGTCTTACCGTTAGTCTAACTGTGTCAAGTGTTAGTCTAACATGCGAACGATTTTTTTGTGAAATTTTTTTTGGAGTTAGTTTGGGGGTTTTGGTCTCATAAGACTGGAGGCACAGTATAATTTCCGTAGCCGAAGCCTAGCCCGCGCGCCCCCGCCGTATGCACCGGACCCAGTTGGTAAACTGGGTCTCACGCGCTCGCGCTCCCGACCCAGGCCCTGTCTGTTCCCTATTCGTTCTCGATCTGTTCGCTGTTCGTTCACGGTCTAGCCCTTGGCGGAGCGGCGCATGACGCGCGAGCGAGCGCGGTATTATAACGCGAGCGCGAGGCAAACCGATTGGAATGTCAATGCGTTAGCATTGAAAGGGCGGCAGGCCGAAAGTTGGTGTGTAGCAGACCCTGAGTTCTTACGAAGGGTCTGCGTAACACCACCACACCGGAGCCGACCGATGGCAAAGCCGACGAAGCGACCGACGACGCTAAACCCCCGATTTCGGGGTTCTCGGAATAAACGGCTGGAAGCCGTTGCGAACCGGATTTTAGGCAAGTCCGGTTACTTCGACAAAGGCGAGCGCGCTCAATGGGAAGCGTGGGAAGCCGAGCAGATCGGCCAGAATGGCCGATTGAAGGCCACTTGGATTGGCCGACCCTGAGGGAGTTTCTATCTCTCTCCCCCATCACGAAGTGAGGGGAGAGAGAGTAGAAACCCCTCTCACCACAAACCAACGGAGACTGACGATGACGAAGATCGAGTTCGAGACTGCGATTGCTCAGGCTGTTGCGAAAGCCCTTGCAAATCAGGGCGTTTCTCAGCCGAAGGCTGCGACCAAGGCTGAGGACAAGAACTCGGCTTTTGCCGAGAAGGATAAGAAGCTGGTTCGCGGTTTTAACCGCAAGGGCTTCAAGAACGTGCAGTTGCTGGATCGGAACGATCCCAGCAAGCCGTTTAACGTCAAGACTTTCGACGGCTGGCTTAAGGAAGGCCGCCGAGTAAAGAAAGGTCAGCATGGCATCCGTAGGATGTTCCACGTTGACCAGACCGAGGTGGTTTCCACCTCTGCCTGAGGCCTCAAATAAGGGGGCGTTATCTCCGGATAACGCTCCCTTATGAGGTTTATGAGGGTTAACATTTTGTTCTAAGGCTGAATACAGCCCAAGCCACGGAGAAAGCTCATGATTACGGTCGTAGATCGCAATAAAACCGCCGATGGCGTGGCCATTGTCCAAAAGGTCACGAATCCGTCCAGTGGACGGCTCATTCGCTACCAGTACGCCTTTGAGGCCAAGCTGGGCGACTACAGCGCCATTACGGTGGCTTCCACACTTGAGGAAGCCCGTAAGGCCATTGGGAAAACCCAAGGCGGCAAAATCCAAGTCGCGGCTGATAAGCCGACCCTCAAGCTGGCATTGGGGGCTTAAATGGACCAGTTTGCCGTCGCATTGGGAAATGCCTTTAAGGGTATTTCCCTCTATGGGCCGTTTGAATCCAAGGAAAAAGCCCATGAGTGGGGAGAACAATACGTTCGCGACCATCACCAATGGCCGCCGACCGAATGGGAAGTCATTAGCCTTAACGACCCAGACTTCTAGGCCAAATAGACCACCGACCCATCTACTTGTCCCCCTCACGATAGTGAGGGGACAAGTTGATGCCCCTCGAAAACCACGGAGAAACGGCCAATGTGCTTTAGCACAGACGAAATCCACGATCTCATGGCAGAGACCATCGAGCAACTTACGATAGCCTCTAGCTGCCGCAGCAAGCCCCATCCCCACCTTGATGAAGGGGATGACGACTACGATTTCGTTAATGCCAACCTTGAGCGGTGTGCTGACCGCCGAGATCGCCGTTGCCTGATTGAGTCCAGCAGCCATGTTAGGCTCGAACGAGAGGCCGACAGATTGTTGGGTCTTAACTAAAGCACCACAGGGTAGGGGAGAAATCCCCTACCCTTTTGTCGCATGATTTGGCTGGAATGTCAAAAGGTTAAGGGAGTTTTGCACATGGCTCAATTCGATAAAAATGGCCGGGAATACGCCAAACTGGATCAGCTAAAGGCTGGCGATCATGTCGAAATTGATGACGGATTTACCTGTATGTCAGCAGGGACAACCATCGTTCACGAAGGAGCAGGCGGAGAATTATACATTCCCTGCTCATGCGGTCGCCATTTCTTAAGCGGTCAACATGATGGAGATAATTGGCTTGTCGGTATTTATCCAATGGAGGTGAAATAATGCTGGAGTTTACGATTAAGCTGCAAAAGGGCAGCGTTTTGGTAATGAAGCCTGAGTCCACGAAATCCAATAGCGTCTGCGTTACGATTAAAGACGCCAAGG